AAAATATCCAATAACCCCTTGTCTGGACTTCTCAATCCTCCCAATGATTTCCCACCTCCCTTTGTTTAATAACACATCCTGGAAAACCTTGAGTTTAAAAGCAGAGTCCAAGGTGAAATTGTTCATGCGAGCAAGTGTAGTGTTGCCTCGTATTATCTCTGTGCATTTGGTCACTACATAATCCCTTTTGTAGAAATAGGTGGTAAGACAATGCAGAGCATGCTTAAGTTCTCTTATGCCAACTTCTTGCATGATGTATGAACTTCTTACCTTCACGTCTGGCCAAAATATTCTAGTTGCTACTGACCACAGGTCATTTCCCTTGGCAGAAGAATCACTGAGACGCACTACTCGGGTTTTTTTACTTATACTTTGGAGTACCCTGTATATGCTTAGGTCTTCCAAGCCAAGCAATTTTTTTAGTCTCTGGGTAGGTATCTCGTAGAAATGGGTATTTCACTCTGGCAGAGTTCCACAAATTCATGAACGCAGTCCTGCTACATTTAACCGAGGACATATTGAACCATCTTCTTTTGACAAGATCAATTAAGGGGATATCCACAGAATTTCTGCTCCCCCAAACCATAACATCAACTCTATTAGTCCTCCTCATGTGCACTGGTTGATAAGATAATGTGTTCTTCATGGAAGATACAAATCGTGTAAACTCTTCATACTGGTCTTGATTTACAAACCAGGTGGAAGTTCTCATGCCTAATGTATCTTCAATTTTAATGGTCTTAGCCGCCTGACACTCAGACAGCCATCTCCAGAGACTTCTTTTAACTTTGCCAATTCCAGGCATAAAGGTGGTTATGCAGGGGGTGTTCATGATATAAGCAGAAGCTGACATCAGACGGGCAACTGGTTGATGAGAGCTTAAGCTCAGCTTAACACTTGGCATGTCCAGGGTTATAGCCATCTTTAGTTGTTCTTGCTCCCACGTGCGAAAGTTACCATATAGCAGCTCAGGATGCTCTTCTATCTTCTCTAACATTTCATTCAATCTAGGTAGACCTGTTTCCTGCAAAACTGAAAGATAGGATCCTATGTTAGACATTTTAATCTGATAATTCCGTATGGACTCCCTCATAATCTTGTCCACCTTACTATCATAGGTTATCACATCATCATTATCCTTCTCCTCCAGTTCCCAATTTTGAACATTCACCCCTTTTAGTGCCAACAAGTACAATTGATAGTCAAATCCAGATATCCCACAAATCTGATCACATTCCAGAGGAAAATACCCAAGAGATGGGTTTTTTGTCTTGAGTATCATGTGAGAGCAGTCATTGGACAGAGGATGAGTGCCAATTCCAATCATTCTATAGTGTAAAAGAGCTTGAAACATCTGAATGGTAGCCACTGTCAAGAGTGGTGACCCTGACTCAACACACTGGGTTCCTGCATTGTAGAACTGCTCAACCCTTGATGGAAATCTCTC